GCGACGATAATCTCGACGAGGTCCCTGTCGGTCGCCGCGACGACATGGCTGCAGCTGCGCACTGCACACATTTTCTCTCGATACACTGTAACGCCGCCGACGGAAAAGCCACAGGCGTCGAGGTCTACTATCGCGACATTTCCGACAGGTCATTCGCGCAGCTGGTGCTGGACAGCCTGGTTGAGGCGACAGGTCTGAAATCCAGAGGTCTAAAACGTGAGTCGGAAAGTCAGCACAGTCGTCTGGCTGTTCTCGACTTTGGTCCGCCAGCGTGTCTGGCTGAAATTGGATTTCTTGACAACCCACACGACAGATCCGTTATTCGTGATCGAGAGGTTCGGCTGAAATTCTGGGCAGGTTTATGTCGGAGGCTGAAGTAATGCCAGCGCCAGAAAGCCAGCAGCAAGGCGTCGAAACCATTTCCCACATCAGCAGCGCACTGTCGTCATTTTGGGCATGGTTAATCCCGATGATTGCAGGCATTTTCCACATGGGAAAAATGCAGCAGAAACTAAATCAAATTGAGGCGGACCACGTCGATATGAAAGCGCTGGTGCATCGAACCGAAACGCATCTGGCGAAATTGGCAGCGCATGTCGAGACATTGATGAGCGATAGAAACCATCGCTGAAACTTATACACATAGTTTTCCACAGCCAAAATGTAGGCATGCGAAACCACATTACGCAGGTTCACACTTCGTCGGTTCATGACATCGTTCGACTGGGTTTAATTTCTGACCTGCACTTTGGGTCGAGCAGTCTTTACAAACCAGCGCTGAAGCACGATTTCGATATGATGTCGAATCTTGATGCGAAAATATTCCTGAACGGTGACATCTGGGACGCCATTTTACCATCGGACATCAAGCGATTCGACCTGAAGGCGCTAGATCCTGAGCTGCTGCAGCTGGGTTCGACGCCATTGGACGCGGCGCTCGAAATGGCATACGAATTTCTGAAGCCGTACGCGACTCACATCGAGGGAATCGGCATCGGAAACCATGAAGCACATGTCGAGAAACGACATCATATCTGTCTGACCAGCATTCTGATCGACCGTCTCAATCAGCTGCCGAATGTGAACATCATCGCTGGCGGATGGTGTGGATTTTGGAACATTCAGATTTTTAGGAAAAATAAGAGGACCAGCTGGACACTGTACAGACACCATGGTGCTGGTGGAGCTGCGCCAGTGACGAAGGGTGTCACGGACTTCCAGCGTATGATGGCATGGCATACGAATGTCGACGCGCTGTGGCTGGGACACAAGCACAACAGGTACGCCATCATGGATATGAAAATGCATTACGACAGCCAGCACCACCGAGTCGTCGAGCTGCCAGTTACCTGCGTTATGACAGGTAGTTACCTGTCCACATACGGCATTCATGAACGAACGCGTCCGAGTTATGCGGCTGGCTGGAATCTCTCGCCGCAGCCTATGGGCGGAGCCATCATCGAGCTGCGCCATGTCGAGAAATGTGTCAAATATAAGACGACACTCACATGCCAGAGTAGGGTGATTTTGTAGAGCCATAATACAGACATCATGAACATCATCGTGAAAAATATCATCGTCGGCGCATTTTCTGGACTCCTTTCGGCAATCATGGTCGACCTGAACGCATGGAAACTCTCGCCGAATCCTGATTTCGATTTCAAGCTGGCAGCCAAAAGGTGGCTGGCTGGCGCAGTGTCTGGAGCTGCTGCCGCGCTCGGATTCGGAGCAGCCGTACAATGACGACGCACTACCTGAAGTTGTGGCATCCAGCACTGACGCCGCTTGAAAAGGTGGTCCGAGTATTCGGCTGGAAACTCAGACAGACGCTGACATTCGAGGGAAACCTGAACGACGTTAAACCTGGCGAAATCCTGATCGGAAAGTTGCTGCTCGGTCGATTCGGTGTGACTGCTGAAATCGTCGAGAAAGAAAAGCCATGACCAGGCGCGAATCCAGACGAATCAAGATGCGAAAACAGAGGGAGGCGATGGCTGCCAAGGGATACAAATTGATTCAGGGTCAATGGATTAGGGAAGGATCAGCGCTGCATCTGTCGATGACAAAGGGTCGCTGGCAGTGATGGTACTCTCTATAAATGCCGAAACCAAAACCAGAACCAGCGGCAAAACCGAAGCGAAAACCAGCTGTTAAGAAAAACTTAAAAGCTGAAAAGCATCCAGGCGGTCGACCATCGAAATACACTGCCGAGGTCGTCGAGCGTATCTGTTATTCGTTGTCCCAGGGCAACACCAGGACCACAGCAGCCACATGTGCAGGTGTCGCACTGTCCACATTCCATGCATGGCTGAATGAGTTTTCGGAGTTTTCGGAAGCCATAAAAAGAGCCGAGGAACAAGCCGTCGAGCATTATGTGAACGTGATTCACACGGCGTCAACTCAGACCTGGCAAGCAGCTGCATGGTATCTTGAGCGAAGGCGGAAAGAGGACTTCGGCAAACAGGATAAAGTCGACATCACGACGAACGGAAAAGACATCAATGGCATGAGCGTCGAGGAGATGCTGGCAGAACTTGAACGAATACAGCAAATTAAGCAGACGTGAGCTGGAACTGCGGCTGGCGATTGAGCAGCATAATCTGACATTTTCCCAGTGGTATCAGTTGCGCAAACCTGCTGACTACGGATTTCCCAAGCACATCAGGTATCTGTGCGACATCGCAGACAAAGTGATTCGAGGCGAGCTGCAGAATGTCGCCATCAGCATGCCGCCAGGACATGGAAAGTCGCAAACCATCACAACCAGACTGCCTGTGTACTGGGCGCAGCGGCATCCAAAAGACGCAATCGTTTTCACTGGTTACTCGCAGGATTTTGCCGACCGTGAACTGAGCAGACCAGCGCGTGAGATGGCAGCGGAACTGGGAATCCTCGACCAGTCGTCCAATGCGATGAGTACATGGCGGCTGACGAACGGCGCCAGGTTGGTCGCCAGAGGAGTCGGCAGCGCACCGACAGGGATCAATCCGATTTCGTTGTTGGTCTGCGATGATCCGATCAAGGACCGAGCGCAAGCGGAGTCAGCCATCGAGCGAGGGAACATCTGGGACTGGTGGCAGGGCAGCATCGTTCAGCGATTCTATCCGCGTACCAAAGCATTCGTAATCGCGACACGCTGGCATCATGACGACCTGATCGGACGACTCCAGGACCAGGCAGACAGCAGCTGGACATTCATCAATCTGCCAGCAATCGCCGAGGAAAATGATGCACTAGGCAGACAACCTGGTGAGGCATTGTGGCAGGAGGTGAAGCCATTGTCATTCCTCGAGCAGGTCCGCCAGCAAATGGGTGAGTACAATTTTCAGGCGCTATTCCAAGGACGACCGAGCATCAGAGAAGGTGCGATTTTTAAGGTAGACCGATTCGCGTACATCGATGCAAGCGAGCTGCCGCCGATGGTCGAGCTGGTGAGGAAATGGGACGTCGCCGCCAGCAGTGGCAAGGGCGACTGGACAGCTGGCGTGAAACTCGGCAAGGACCAGGCTGGTCGCATCTACATTCTCGACGTGATTCGCGGTCAGTGGGCGTCCGACCAGAGAAACGCAGTGATGCAGCAGGTGGCGCAGGCAGACGGTCAGCAGGTCCGCATCGTCGTGCCTGAGGACCCTGGGTCAGCAGGTAAGGACGCAGCGCTGAATTTCATCAGATTATTCGGGGGATACAATATAAAAGCCATTCGGGAAACAGGGTCGAAAGAGCTGCGAGCCGATGGTCTGGCATCACAGGTGAACGCAGGAAATGTGGCACTCGTGCGAGGACCATGGAACACGGCATTCGTCGATGAGCTGCGGCAGTTTCCGACTGGCAAAAACGACGACCAGGTCGATGCGGCAGCAGGTGCTTATAATGAATTATTCAAAACGAAAAATGTCTGGGATTGGTAACAAATGAAGATTTTCGGCATAGAAATTCGAGCTGCTCGACCACGACCACAGAACAAAAACTTTGAGTTTGTGGGCGAGAAATATGTCGGTCCATCGTCTATGCTCGGCGGCTACCTGCGCTATGGAGCCACCGACAGAGACTGGCGCAGCGAAGCAGGGACGATTGAGTCAAACAGCACTGTCGCCATCGCCATCAGCAAGATCGCACAGAAAGTCGCGCAGCCGAAACTCGAGCTGAAAACAGTTCAGCCAGACGGCGCCGTCGTCTACTCGCCAGACTATAGAATTTTCGCATGGACGAATCCGATGCCAGGGCTGGACCAGCATACGCTGATGAAGGCAATCAGCTGCAGCCTGAAGGTGTACGGAAACGCATACCTGCTGAAGCGCCGAAACAAAACAGGTCTGATGATCGGACTCGCACCATTGATGCCATTTCAGGTGCAGCCGAAATCGGACACGCATGTCGATGGTTCGCCGAACAACGGAAACGAGCTGATAACCAGATACCAAATTTTTCCATACGGCGGAGGTCAACAGTTCAGCGTTGCGCCGTCGGAAATAATCCATTTCCGCGATGGCATGGTCGACACCAACAATCCAGCGCTCGGCATGTCAGCGCTCATGGCATGTCTGCGACAGGTTGTCAGCGATAACGAGGCGGCGAATTATGCAGCCACATTGATGTCGAACATGGGCATCCCTGGCGTGATTTTCAGCCCGAAGGATTCAAACGCACTCGAGCCATCCACCGAGCAGCGAAAGAGCATGCGCGACCGATGGCAGTCATTCACCAGAGACAGACGAGGTCAGGCGATGGATCTACCTGGCGCGTTTGAAATCACCAGAGTCGCCATGTCGCCGACCGACATCAAAGCCATCGAGCAGAAAGTCCATGGCATGACAGAAATTCTGGCGGCGCTGGGCGTCGATCCGATGATTTTGGGACTGCCGTCCGATAGCAAAACGTACAACAACATGGCGGAGGCGCGTGAGGCGTTCATCGAGGACACTGTGCTGCCGCTACTTTCAATCATCGCCAGCACACTCGATAAGGCGTTTTTCGAGGAAGGTATCGCATTCAGCGACAATCAGATGCTCGCGTTTAACTATTCCTGCTATCGCGAGCTGGACGAGGACGTCACAGCGAAATACGACCGAGCAGAAAAGGCATTCAAGGCTGGCGCCAGCACTCGAGGTGAGTTTAGAAAGGCGCTCGGATTCATCACTGACCTGGAGGATGGCAGGACATGGTTCGACATGTCAGCGCTCATGGCGCCGATTCCAGCGACCAGGTCTGCAAGGTACACAGCTGCGCAGCTGCGCGCACTCGAGA